ATACAGTTCCTCAGTCTCAAATAATTTACCCCAAATGTGATATGATTTATCTTTTTCGATTAAAAGTTTTTCAACATATATTTGTACGGGTCTTTTGGTTAGAAGTTTGTCTTCCATCATTCTATTACCAAAGTATTCGTCCATTGGAACCCACTTTCTTGCAATCTTAGGAATAACATCGTGGTAGTCAATTATGTAGTCCGACTGAGCTCTTGTTATTTTAAAATGTTTTTTTGTTTCCATTTTTTTCTTAATGGATAGTATATAGTTATTACACCCATCATAACCTTCAAGTATGCGGGTTGCCCTTATCTCAGGGATATTTGATATAACTTTATTTTCTTCCATACAAGTAAATACCCTTAAATATAATCAATTTATAGATATTTATCAATTGATGACACCAAGAAAAGTACCAATAACGCGATTAAATAAATTCTTTGCCGAGGAAGATTTTGCATTGGAGATTGCTATGGGTCAAGAATGGCTCAATGGCGACATGAATTTTACGCTCGTTCTTTACTCGGTAGACCAACAAAGAACGATTAAAGATGATGTGTATGGTGAGGTATCTTCTAACGGTGTCCAATTTAAGGCTCCTGTTGAATTTAGAGCCTCGGTAAGAATTGAAGAACCTGCGAACAATTTCTTAGGTGGTAGTAGAATAGTACAAAACGAACCAGGTAATTTGGTATTCTCAGTATACGAAAACGAATTAGAAACTTTATCGGTTAATATTAAGTTAGGTGATTATATTGGATATATGATTAATGAATCCGAAGTTAAATACTATAGTGTGGTTAACGCGGCTTAACCTAACTATGATAATAAACATACTTATGGAGGTTATAAAAGTTTTTATTTCACTTATATCGCAACACCTGTATCTACAGACGAATTTAACGGAATATAATGGGATTACCTAAAAAAATAAAAAAATACTTACCCTTAGTACCTGAGAAAGTTGGGTTCCAAAGGAGAGAACAACTTTTGGAGTATATTCAAGAGGATGGGACTTATTTACCTAAAGGTGTTGAACATTCCGATTTGGATAGAGGTATGTTGGATTTTGTTAGAGATGAGTTAAAAGTCGTTGTTGACGGTAAAATTATTCCACCTGTTGATTTAATTATAACCACACAGAATTGGGCTCAATTTACACAAACATGGAAATTTGAAGATTTAAATGGAAATCCAAACCCTCCTTTTATTACTACGGTAAGACAACCCGAAGTTAAATATGGTTCCACACCTTCATTACAATATACCATTCCAAACAGAAGACAATTTTATTACGCCAAAGTTCCTACGTGGGACGGACAAAGAAAAGGTGTGGATGTTTATAAAATACCACAGCCAGTACCCGTCGATATTACATATAATGTTAAGATTATTTGTAATCGAATGAGGGAACTTAACGAATTTAATAAAATTATTCTTCAAAAATTTTCATCTCGTCAAGCATATACCTTTATTAAAGGACATTATATACCTGTCATTCTTAACAACATTTCTGATGAGTCCGTGTTAGATATAGATAAAAGAAAATTTTATATTCAAAATTACGAGTTTCTTATGATGGGATTTTTAATGGATGAAGATGAGTTTGAGGTTAGTCCAGGTATTAGTAGAGCATTAACTATGTTTGAAGTTTCAACCCGTACAACTAATAGGAAAGCCGAGTCGTATCCACCTAGCCCTAATGAGTTTGAATTGGATATTAAATTTATAGGAAATAATACCGAGACTAATGAATTACTTAGTTATACCGCTAATTTAACAGTCACAAGGACAGTCAATATAGATTCTTATTCTGTGTATATTAATAACAACTATGTTGGAGACGACATTAGTAAAATACAGATTAACACCAACGACCTTCTTAAAATTAATGTCGTAAAAACTAACCCATCTTCAGATGCCGTAATTTACACTACGGCGAAATTACTTTAATCATTCTCCATAGATATCTTTAGGTTTAGAACATTTTTCTAAAATAAGACTTTCCAAAAACTTATATATTTTTAATCCTTTCTCGTCACAATACGTTTTTAAAACCGAATGGACTTCAGGAGATATTTTAAGGTTTTTAATTTCTTTCATATTTAAAAGGTAGAAAAAAGGCAGACAATATTCTCCCTTTTAATAAATATAGTGATGGTGAATATGTTTTTTACTATTTTTAAAAATATTTATTAAGTAAATAAATTAAGAAACATATAAAAAACATGGCTAGTTCAAACAAAGTTTTCGTTTCCCCAGGTGTATATACATCTGAAAGAGATTTAAGTTTTGTCGCACAAAGTGTTGGTGTAACGACACTTGGTATTGTTGGTGAGACCCTTATCGGTCCAGCATTCGAACCAATTTTCGTATCATCATTTGATGATTTTACATCATACTTTGGTGGTACCAACCCGACAAAATTCGTAAACACACAAATTCCAAAATATGAAGCAGCATATATTGCTAAATCATATTTACAACAATCAAATCAATTATTCGTAACGAGAGTGTTAGGTTTGAGTGGATATGATGCAGGACCATCTTGGTCTATCACCACTCAAGCAAATGTAGACTCAGCAACCTTATCTGCGGATACAGGTACTGATTGGTCTGTGACTTTCGTTGCAACAACTGCGGGTACAGTTACTTTTGGTAGTTCTTTTCCGGCACCACTATCAACATACATTGATGACAATATCACTTTAAATAATGGTAGTGTTGTTACTATGAGGTCACAAATAGAAACATTTATTTCTGACGCGGTTATAACCAATAGTCTTTCTGCTACAACATCATCACAATGGGGTGTTCTTCCTGATACGGTATATAATTCATATACGGGTGCAGGATTTACCCTTACAAACAATGAGTTAAGTGTTGAAGGTCTAACCAATTCAACTGCAGATTATCCTAATGTTAATATGGATGCTTGGTATTACGGAGCATTCGAACCGGCATCGGGTAATGATTATGTTGGTATGTCATTCAATTCTGTTATTGGTAGTGATTTTATATCTGTTAGTCCAGGTAATTTCACAGGAACTATTTCAGGTTCCGCAGTAAATTGGGTTGGAACGGCATTTACAGAATATAACGATTTAGTTGTTGGTACATTCCGTTCAAGAGGTATTGACACATATTCAAATGATAATGGTCCTGTATATACTGTATCGGGTCTTACCGATGTAGTTTTAGACTTTAGTGGTTCATACTCGGCAGCAACTAAAAATCCATATTCACCATTTGGTGTATCAGGGGTAACTGCTGAAGGTGATATCTTTACGTTCCAAACATCATTTACATTAAGTGACACTAACTATATGTCTAAAGTATTTGGATTATCTAATTTTGGTAAACCAAGAAATGAAGTTCCATTGTTTGTTGAAGAAACATTCCAATCAATGTTAACTCAATCATATAGAAAAGGTAAAATTCGTGGTTTAAATTCATCATTAATTGCATTACCACAATCAAGAGATGGTAACGCAACCTCAATCGGTTGGTACTTAGAACAATATCAAACACCGTCAACACCTTACGTGGTATCCGAACTTAGAGGTACTGCTGTTGATAGATTGTTTAGATTTATCCTAATTTCGGATGGTAACGCAGCTAACGAATTAGTTAAAATATCAATTGCAAATATGTCTTTCAATAACTCTACGTTTGACGTAATAGTTAGAAGTTATTATGATACTGACGCTAATCCTGTAGTTATTGAAAAATTTACAAACTGTACTTTAAATGCAAATGACAATTCATTTGTGGCTAAGAAAATTGGTACATCTAACGGTGAATTTGAACTTAAGTCAAGATATATTATGATTGAAATGGATGAGGATGCACCAATAGATGCATTTCCTTGTGGTTTTGAAGGTTATGGTTTTAGAGAATATGCTGGAGCAAATTCACCATTCCCTGAATATAAAACAAAATATAACACATCTGGAGAGATTTTGTATACACCACCATTTGGTACTACAGTAAGAAGTAGTGGTGACCAAGTAAGAAAAACCTACTTAGGTATTTCAAATACTGTTGGTTATGACACTTCTTTCTTTAAGTATGTTGGTCAACAAGTTCCTAATAGTGTTGCAACTGCAACTGAATCGACACCATGGAATTACCTTACTAAAGGTTTCCACATGGACTCAGGAGCAACTGTTGTACAAATTTCAGGTGGATA